TTGGCGAAGTTGTTGTCTGTGGCTCCTGAGGTGATTCAGTGGTTGTTTGGTGAGGATTGGTTGCCGGATTTGAAACCTGAGGATGTTGGGTGATGTGTCTGTTGTTCGCTCGTAGGTAGCTAGCCGTGTTACGCTCTTTGCCATGGCTATTCATGGTGATGATGTTGCGTTGTCCACTTCGGCGGTTGCTGTTTGGACTGCGAATAATGGTGATGCGAATCAGCCGCAGTCAGTGACGGTGCAGTCAAGTCAGTCGATTGTTGTGACTGTTGGTGGTGCTGATGTGGCGAATGCGTCGAATGGTGTTGTTTTGCCTGATGGGTCTTCGGCTCCGAAAGCGGTCACGGTGCCGTTGTATTACGGCGATGTGCTGTATGCGATTGCGGCGTCGGGTACTCCTACGGTTCAGATCCTTGTGAACAGGGTGTAATCGGCGAGGTGTGGACCCCGAACGGCATGGACTCCATCCAAGGCATTACTCCTTACGGTGCAGGTTTTCGCTACCAGAGCCTGATGTTGAAGTTGACGTTCGTGAAAGCGAACTCCAGGTTCGGGTGCCAATCTGACGGCCCGCCTCAGCGCACTAGAGTTGGCGGCATAAGCGCCTGTTTCGAACTGGTTGAAGCATAAGCAAGGAGATATTTATGAAAGACTTTTACAATCGCTTTGCTCAAGGCAGCATCGCATTGAGCGCTGCTGTCATCGACCTCGGTGCGGTGTTCGACTGGATCGACTGGTCCCAAGATCAGCTTGCAGCCGTTAACCTCGTCATCATCGGTACCTGGTCCGTCGTGTTTGGCACCCAGGTCAGATCACTCAAGGAGTCCTGATGATCAAGAAAGCTAAAGCCACCAAGAAGCCGGCGAAGAAGAAAGCCGCAGCTAAGCCTGCTGCTGTTCCCTCGCAGGCGGCTGTCACTTTGCCTACTTGTCGTGTTGATCCTGCGATTATTCGCATGTACAGCACTGATAAGACTGAGGAGATCGAGATTACTGAGCGACAGGCTGTGGCTCTTGGTATTCCACAGCATCGGTGGCGATAGATCAGAGGCTTTCTTCTGATGAGCTCGGGGAGCTTGAGGCTTTACTTGAGGTTGCGACTGAAGAGGAAGCCGAAGCGATCCGGAAGTACCTTGCGACTGAGGTAGCTCTTGAGAGTCCTCTGGATTATGCGTGTTACGTGTCTCCAGAGACGATCCGGTACAAGCATGTTTTGTTGCTCAACGATTACATTGCTGCGCTATGTGAGTTCAGGTTGTATGAGGACGGGCCTGGCCCTCCCCCCATCTGGTTTTATCGAACCTCTGATGGTCAGGTCCGGTCAATTGATGACGTTTGGTCTCTTCCCATCAATCCTGAAGATGAGGATTATGACGACGAGAACCCGATTGAGGAATGGTGGGGACAGCATCCGCACCGTCCTGAGATGCGGGTCAAGATGCGTCTTGCTCTTGCCATGCCACCCCGGCATGGCAAGTCTTGGTTGACGACTCTCCACACTCCTGGGTGGTATCTGTCTCGATGGCCTGATCGCAAGATTGCTGTTCTGACTTACTCCGATGATTTCTCTTGGGAGTGGGGTGATCTGATTAACAACCAACTTCGAGATGACAACGAGTTTGTCCAAACGAAAGGCAACCGAACCCTCATTCGAGAAACCGAGTTCAAAGGTGAGATGCGGTTTGCCGGGATGGGTGGAAGAATCACAGGCACCGGATATCACTTAGGTCTAGTTGATGATCCATTCAAGAACGACGAGGAAGCGAACTCGGTAGCAATCAGAAACTCGAAAGATCGCTGGTATGGCTCAACTTTCCTTACTCGTAAGGAACCAAGGGCTGTCGAGATCCTTATGTTTACTCGTTGGCATGAAGATGACATCTCTGGCCGTCGAGTGTTCGAGCCTGAGTCTTCTGTCGTTCGCAAGGATTGGGTCTATCTCAATCTCCCCGCCTTGGCTCTTGACCCTGCAGAAGTTGGTGAGGAAGATTATGTGGATCCGATCGGTCGTTCGCCTGGTGCTGCGCTCTGTCCTGCGAGAAAGACCAGAACGGAATTGGAAACGATCCGTGACGAAGACCCTCTTTTCTTCGAGGCTATGTACCAGGGTTCTCCGACACTTGACGCCGGAGGCATTCTCTCTCCCCCGTATCATCACTGGTCAGACTCAGGGACGCACTACCGGCTACACACCGATGACATATCCGGCCTACTGGTGCCGAAACGGGACTGCGTGCGCTTTGCGACGGTTGATCTTGCCGCTACAAAAAACACATGGTCAGACTTTTCAGTGTTCGGCGTGTGGGACTTTCATAAAGACATGCAACAACTCATTCTCGTCAGCATGGAGCGCACACGGATCGAATCAGCCGAGCATGAAACATGGCTACTCGACAATTGCCGAACCTGGAGCGTCGAAACGGTTGGCATCGAGGATGCCACCTACGGGAAGACCCTGATTCAATACATGATCCGCCGAGGCGGGCTACATGTCTGGCCTCTCAAGGTTGACGGCACCGACAAGATCAGTCGAGCCATCCCCTATGGCGCAGGGATCACTCAGTCTAGAGTCTGGTTCCCAAAGGGTGCCCCATGGCTCCACGTCTGGGAGTTGGAACACCGCAACTTCCCCAATTCCACCCATGACGACATGGTTGATGTCGGGTCATATGCCTGGCATTTGTCTCGCTCAATGCCTGCTACCCATCGGATCAGTATAAAAGAGGACACCTTTGAGGAGAAGTGCTACAAGCAACTCGAAACAAGTGGGAAAGGGATCCATTCCCTAGCTCACCAGTTGAGCATGTAGTCTAATTTCATGACATTCTCACTGGTTCGTGATGGCGAGTTCAATGTGGTCACCTCTGCAAACGGTGGATTGTGCTACGTCTGCAACTGTAGGAAACAGCCTGGCGACCTTGGAATCTTCCGAGGTGTCGCTATTGACTCCGAAGGCATCCTTGACATCTGTCAACGCTGCATTGTCACCGCAGCTCAAGACTTAGGCATGATTGGTATTGCCAAAGCTGAAGAACTGGAGAATCTGATCAATGAGCATGAAAATCAAATCAATGTGCTTCATCAGATCAATGAGGAACAAGAAAAGTTGATTATCGCACACAGAGCTACAAAGACTGCCCGTGAACGCTTGAACCTCCCAGCAGCAGCTACTAATAAGAAAGTCAGTGTTCGGTGATCTGGGTTTTGGTGGGACTCTCTGTTTTGCTAGTGATCCTGTGTATTATTTTGGCAATAGCGCTCATAGGGATTCATGAGTCTCATCAAGAGGTAAGAGAGAAGTTGACCCGAGTCGCTTTGCAGGTGACGCACGGTTCACGGGCTGCTATGACCTACGATCAAGGGGCAGAGAGAACGCCGGCTCTAAACGAAGAACCACTGGGATAAGTTATGGCTGACGATAAGGGCAAGATCACCGAGATCTATTCTGAGAGCTACACCCATATTTATGGGGAGCTTCGGAACTACTGGATGAACCACAGCTTTGTGCGTGGACTCCAGTGGCTGGGTTGGGGTGAGACCGTCGGCCATCTCGTAGATCAATCTCGCAAAGACGAACGCATCCGGATGATCGTCAACCGGATACGTGCAAACCAGCGCACCATTATGGGCAACCTGACGCAACGTCAGTTGACGTTCCAGTCGATGCCATCAATGGCAGACGATGCTTCAATTAGATCTGCGAGACTTGGTGAAGCAATCCTTCGTGATCTTGGAACCTCTCAAGGATGGGAAGTGGTCAGAGAAGAACACATGGCCGGAACCACTAAAGGTGGTACTGGCGCTTTGATGACCGAAATCGACCCTGAGACACGGCTACCGACAGTCAAAGCATTGTCGATTGCCGAGTTCGTGGTTGAGCCGGGTTCACGTCGAGCGGAGTTTGCTCGGTGGGTTATCAAAGTTGAAGCTCTACCCCCAAAGGTCGTCAAGGCACTTTTCGGGCTGAAGGTCACGCCGCCTGCTGACGCAAAGTCAGGTTTGGGTCCATTCCAGAACCAGTTCCTGAACCAAGATTTCGGATCGAACAACCCCACACCTGAGCTCACTCGGGTGCTTACCTATTACGAACGCCCGATGGGTGGGAAGCAGAAGACCAAGGGCAAGTGGATGGTTGAGGTTGACGGCAAAATTGTCGATCAAGGCAAGTGGCCTTTCCCATTCGATGATCGTCTACCCATTGCCGTCGCCCGAGAATCCATTGAGGAGAATCAGTGGTACGGGACTACCTACATGAACGACGTTCGCAAAGTTCAGATCCTCATGAACCACATCTGGAGTGGGATAGCCGAGCACGCCAAGGAACTAGCGACCAAGAAGGTCGTTTACCCTTCCGCTGCTCGTTCGTTTGTGGAGGAAATGGATGACCAGCCAGGTTGGGTGCCGTGGCCCGAGGGAGTCGAAATGCCTCAAGGTTTTGACCCACCCAAAATTGATGCCTCCTACGAAAACATCATTGACCGATGCGCTATGGCTATTGACGACATCATGGGTGTGCACGACGTGTCCCGTGGGCAAGCTCCCCCAAACATCGAATCTGGCCTGGGTATCTCTATCCTCAGCGATAACGACAACTCCCCCACGGCAAGATTGATTAAAGAGACGGCACGTTGCTGGAGCGAAACCGCTCGCATGTGCCTCCAGATCTATCAGACTGAAGTTACTGAAGAACGTGAAGTTGTCGTTCAGGGCGACATCGGAGTTGAGCGGTTCAAGCACAAGGGCTCGGATTTGAACAGCCAATTCGAAGTTACAGTTCCGACTGATGCCATCGTTCCTCGATCCAGAGCAGCGATGGTTGCTATTGCCGACAAGATGTGGCAACAGGGTCTGATCTCTGAGCCAGCTCAATACATCGAGGTGGCTGAGATGCCTGGCGCTGAAACTCTTATCTCTGCCATTGACCCAGACACAGCCAAGGCTCGTCGTGAGAACTTCGAGTTGGTTCGTGGTGAGATTGGTGATCCCAAATGGCACCTGATTGACAACCATGACATCCACATTCGTGAGCACGAACGCTTTATGAAAACAAAGCGTTGGGAGATGCTTGAGGATCTGGTTCGGACTGACTTCGACAACCACATCAAGATGCACAAGCAGTATCAAGGCGAAGCACGAGCTGCCGAAGTTAAGATGGCAAGTCTGGAAGCTGGCGCTGAAGCAGCGCTGGCTCCACAAGATCCATCAATGATGATGCCCCCTGGGGCCGGACCTGGAGGGGCACTGCCCCCAGGGGGCGCACCACCTCTAGAAGAGATGGGAGCGGATCCAGCAGATTTCCTTGATTATGACGAGCTTGATGTCCAAGACCAGCTCACAGGTCTGATGACCATGAATGACGCAGGAGCATAAAGTGGATGAAGTTGCACGGCAGGCAGAGCTATCTCGTGCACGAGAGCAAGCAGCGGCAAGTCGAGTAGAGCTTGCACCATTCAAGAAAGCATTCGCTCATCTTGATCCAGAAAACACGGCATGGATGCTGGAGACTCTGGCCAAGATGGGATCGGAGAATCAGCAAGATCAGGCTGAAGCGGCAGATCGCCTCGGCAGTCTCACCGTCAACTGGATGGGGGAGAGTTTTGTCCCATGGGTTGAACAGCTAACAGGAGTGTCACTTGATGCTCCTGAACCGCAGGCAGGAGCCGAAATGGAAGAGGAACAACTAAAGACAATGCTGGCTGAGTTCCAAAGGAACATCGTTTCAGCAGTTGATAGTCGCTTCAATGAACAGGCCAGTACGAGTGATCAGAGGGAGCGATTCAATGCCATTCTGGGAGAAATCCGAGGACTCGGGTACAACCCAGATTCGTGGCAGGGCAAGATGCTCCTTCAAACCGCAGCAGATGAGACAGGCGCAGATGTCCAGGCTGCTCACGCCATTCTTCAGGAGCGGGGCATTCAACCCTCAGATCCTGTCGCAGAGGAGACTCCTGTCGTCCCCGCAGGTGCACCGCTCACCCCAGTCATCCCTATTCCACCCGTTGTTGAACCTGCTTCTGTTCCTCCGACTGGCGGGCAGGTTGGTGGTACTGGCATTCCCGAGACGCCTTCGGAAGAGATCATAGATTTTGGGATGGCGTCGGATGCGACGTTGGAATTACTTACGAGCATTGTTGGCGGGGAGTAGGAGATTAGTTGGGGTGCTTGTGGCATCCCAACTTTTTTGTCTATAGTGGTGTTACGGGGGCAGGCCCCCCGAGCAAGACATAGGGCAGGACCCTTCAGTCGAGCGACAGAAGTCAAAACTCACCAATCATGGTGGGTTCTAATTTGTCGATCCTGAAAGGAAGCCCCAATGGCTCAAAACACGACAAACATTGATTCAGCTCTCAAGGAGTACTACCTCCCCCCGGCTGTAGAACAGCTTAATAACAAGTCGATGATGCTCTCCCAGATTGAGCGCAACAGCCGACACATCGAGGGTCGCCGTGCGGTCCTCTCTCTCCACGTCGAACGCAACCATGGTGTTGGCGCTCGGGCAGAAGGTGGAACTCTCCCAACTGCCCAGAACCAGGGATGGGCCGAGGAACGTGTGGGCATGGCTCACAACTACCTCCGTCTCCAGCTCTCTGGCCAGGTCATGAAGATGACCGCATCCGATGCCGGCTCTTTCGTCCGCTCTCTCGATTCAGAGATGCAGTACGGCGTTAAGGATCTTCGTCGAGATGTAAACCGTCAGGTCTTTAACAACACGGCTCAGACGATCGCTACTTGTGGTACAACCTCGGGTGCGACAGAAGTGATTCTCGCTTCGACGACTGGCAACACTGCCATGCGTCAGTTTGAGGTTGGGATGCTTGTCGATATCGGCACCGCTGCCGATTACTCGGTGGTCATTGCGGGTACGGAGATCAGTGCAGTCAACCGAGCTGTTGGTTCGGAATCCATCACGATTGGTACAGCGGTGACTACATCGTCTTCGCACTTCGTGACTCGGACTGGTAACCAGAGCAATGAACTCATCGGTCTTCGAGAGATTGTGGCGAACTCGGGCACGTTGCACAACGTGAACCCGGCCACCTACGAAATCTGGAAGTCCACTTCTAATTCCAACTCCGGTACGAACCGTGCAGCGACTGACAATCTCTTCGAGACTGTCATCGACACGATCGACCTGGATTCCGACGAGTCACCCAACTTCTGTGTGACCTCGAAGGGTGTGCGACGGAACTACGCCGCACAGTTGAAAGCTCAGAAGCGCTTCAACGACAGCGCAAGCCTCACCCTTAAGGGTGGCTTCAAGGCTCTCACCATTGACTGCGGCGACGTGACGTTGCCGATCATTGGCGAGCGTGACTGTCCCAACAACACCGCTTTCCTCCTCAATCTTGGTGCTCTTACACAGCACGAGATGAGTGATTGGGAGTGGATGAACGAAGATGGTGCCATCCTCAACCGTGTCTCTGGCAAGGATGAGTACGAGGCAACCATGTTCAAGTACCACCAGCTCTGCACGAACCAACGGAACGTGCACGGAATCATTTCAGACCTCACGGAAGGAAGCTGATTATGTCTGTTCCATCTTCGGTAACCATCGCAGACACCATCGATACGCTCAACGGAGTCATAGTGATCGGTACCCTCTTGGGTGCTGCTTCTACTGATGCCGGTGGAGACACGATCGCAGCGTCAAACTTCGGTTTGACCTCGTTCAGTCATCTCCAGCTTGGTCCCATTCCAGTGATTGATGTCCACGCTGTTTGGCTCGACGCAACCAAGAAAATTCAGTACTTCTTGGAAGATGCCGGTGGTATCCAAATTGAGACGTTGGACAACGACGCCAACATCACTCCATTCATTGTGTATGGGAAGGCCTGATCCATGGCTGTCTCCGTAACCGTTAACGATCGAGATGTTTGGGGGTCACATCAAGTCCGTTGGGCCACTGTGACCTTTGATGCCTCGTATCCAACAGGTGGAGAAGCTGTTACGGCGGCTGACTTTAACTTGTCGGAGATCAAAAACATGATCGTTGGAATGCCCGATGTCGGCGACACAATGGCCGGCATGTACTGGGTGGGATCAACGAGCAAAATCATTGCTGTAGAGCAAGATGGGGCTCAAGTCGCCAATACCCATGACATCGACGGTCGAACCGTCGAAGTGTTGGTTATCGGTAAGTGATCTGACCACCCCAAGTCAGAATGTCGGAGAGGGGTAGGCCGCCTGCGCCTGCCCCTCTTCGTCTACCATTGACTCATGCCTACATACACTCAATCACTTGAGCATCGGAGAGAGAAGCAGCGCTTACTTAAACAGCGCATCGAGCACGAAGCTCTTGGAGAACACATCCAAGAACGTGTTCGTCTCCCTGATCCAACTATTGGGTGGGAGGGAAACCCGTACTTTACTGTTGTAAAGCACCGGGTTTTAGACCGTATTGAGATTTGGTACGACAAGCCAGGAGAGGAGCAGATGGTCGGCCATGCGCCGCTTGATCCGTCTCCTGACATCGGACAAATGCTGGTCGGACTCATGGAGTGGGGAGATTCACGCCGCACACCCATCGAAACCCGGATGGCAGCAATGGACAAACACAACGACAAAATATTTGATGACAGGCAGAAGGTTATTGATGACCAATACGAAGAAGCTGGTGATCGCATGGAGCTTGCAGTCATCAAAGACATTCAGGGCTTCAGGGGACGCCTCTACTAAGGTTGGCTAAATGATCCAGGGCAATAGACGTTTGCAAGCAATGAGAACTGGTCGGAATCCATCCGTCCGGAACGCTCGCCGTAACAACGGCCATGTCAGAGCAGAAGCCCCAAGCCCTAATCCGATTCCGACTGTTGCTGGTCCTCCGAAGGCGGCTTCACCCGAATCGGGTGGGGACTTGGAGATTAGCCCTAACACTGAGTCTTTGATGCAACGTTTAGATGTGATGAGGCAACAACCTCCTTCTCCTGGAGGGCTTTCTTCATCGCCGCCCACAGCTAGACCAAGTTCCTCTAGTGCTTCCAACAAGAATGAGATCTTGGCTGGGGCTGTGGGCGAGTTCGCAACAGTCATGTCTAGGCTGCAACGCCTCATGGCTATTCAGAAAAGGCAGTTGCGTCGAGGGGCTGGGTTGGAATGACTACTGAGACGCTTCTCTTTGCAGCAGTTAGAGCACGTTGCAACCTTGCTGCCACCGATGGCCGGCTTACTGATGCTGAGCTTCGGATCTTCCTCAACTCTGCAATTCAGCATTGCGGCACCCGTGAAGATTGGCCTTGGCATCGAGCTAGCGCTTCGTTCAACACGGTTGTAGATCAAGCCGCTTACGGGTTGAGTGGTCGGGTGCACAGGTCGATTACGATTCCGAGCTTGGATCTTGTTCTTGAGGAGATCACGCTTCGTCGGGCGATAGCAAACTCTTCGGCTGCTTCTGGTGTCCCGCACTCTTACGTCTTGGAGTACAACACCATTACCTTGTACCCGAAGCCGAGCCAGGTCTGGTCGATGACTCACCACTACTACGCATTTGCTGATGCAACGACAACGGGGAGTGATGCAGTTGATTCTCCTAACATGTTTGATGACTTAATCGTGTTAAAGACTTGCATCTATGTCGCTGAAAAGATCCGTGATTCCGAACTTGCTCAAAGGTTTGATACGACGTTTAGGGACGAGATGAGGGAAGCCAAGAGCATGGCGACGAACAGTCGTGCTGCGATTGGCATCAATGTGCGTGACGACTGGGTGCTCTAATGCCCTCAGACGAAATTGTTGGATCCAACTTCTCAGACTGGAAAGCTGGTCCTTGGCATAGCCTCGGACCCGACAAAGGCCCAGCCAAAGGGCGACGTTACGACTGCATCAACATGCAGGTCTATCAGAACGGAAGCTTGGGGCCACGTCCTTGCCTTTTGGAAAACGGTGGCACTGGGTTCACCGAGACGTTGGCTAATTTCGACGGGGCTGTCCATTTTCACCAAGATTTCATTTATGACCTTGCATATAGCAACAAGAACCTGCTGATCTTTGACGGCGCAACCACGGTACGAAACGTCGATATTGCTGATGATTCGAACGCCAATGTCGAAATTAGTACTGCCGGGGCGATTAACACGCAGGCCAAGCATCCTCGGTACTCGGCCTCACCCCAAACAAAGATTGGGACACTTAGCCATGTACCTATAGCGACAGGTGGATTGATCTATGGCGGGCTTTCTTACATTGATGCCATCGGATCCAGCGCTACAAACATTACTCAACCCACAGACTGGTCGCCTCACACCATCATCTCCCACCGTGACCGATACTGGTCCTGGGGTGATGCTTCAAATGCAAACCGTATCCACTACTCAATTCCAGGTAGCCAAACCAATTGGACTGATGCTGACCTAGCCGGATACTTGGATGTGGGGGCAACTCCGCTCCTCCCCATCATTGGCGTTTGGCCAATGTACGACTCCCTCCTCATCGCAATGTCCAATCTTCGTTGGTACATTTTCCGATTCACTGATGATCCACAGTTTGGTGAGATCCGATACATAGGCACAAAACGTATCCCTGACTTCTCGGTTCAGGCAGCTCAGCCAGGGGACTCACTTCTCTTCTTGACCAAAGCCTCAGGCATTGTCGTAGTTACACCTGATTCCATTGATGACGTAACTCTTGATTACGTCAAACCTACGGGGGTGAGCGTAGGTGATCTGTTCTTTCTCCGAGCGATAGAGAACCAGGAGCAGAACTCTGTCTGCTTGCCTTACGCCGTCAAGGCTATTGCCGCTAACTCTCCAGACTTTTCTCACATTGGAGATCAAAGCTTCGATCTTGTTAATGGGGTCTGGGTCCGATCTCTCTACTGGGGTGTAGCGGCTGCTGATTTCGTACCCAGTGTCATTGACACGTTCAGAGCGTCTAGCTCCGAGATCGGACTCATTGCAGTCAATGACACCTTGGGTGGAGACCAATGGGGCAACTACGTCAGACCCGTTACCCTCAACCGACCAAGTAACGATAATGACACGTACTCCAGCGGCAGCGAAGTAGCGATTCATTCCTCAAGCTCAGCCGATCGTTTCTCGGGCGAGCTCACATTGGCTCGTTGGCGTTCTCCCGAAGGCGACTCAGGGATTGTGGAGTCTGTGATTTTCGATATCGACTATTGGAAAGCTTCGGGGTTTCAGACTCCAGCATTTACGGTGACTGCTGACTATGAGTCTGGCGGCACCGAGTATCTGGATCAGGCGATCGGATCGCTGAATGCGGCAACGCTAGATGCAACATTGACCTATACACCCGAGCGAACTCGTGTGGTGTTGAATCCTGCTGCGATCCCTGCGGCAAGTTCGATTCTTATCAAAATTAAGGGCATCAAGTCTGTTGCGTTTGTCAATATCAGTGTCGAGATGCGTGTCCAGTCACAGGATCCTCTCACCTCTCAAGGAGCTAGCTAATGCCGTCTCGTGGAGATTATGATAACGAGTTCCCGTACATGGCAAAGGGTGTTTCTCGTGAGGAGTCAAGAGGGTCCGGTGCTCCTCCGAGCACTTTTGACTTTTTGGCTTCGTCTTCGCTGGAGGTGCGTACTGGGCTGACAGTCAATGGCAATATCCGGCAGTCTCGTGGCACGTTGGCTTCGTCGAACTTTGTCTCTGGTAGCACTGGATACAGTTTGGATGCAGAGACGGGAATTGCTGAGTTTACGTCGGGCACGTTTTCTGGCACGGTTTCAGCGGCCACTATTGCAGCGAACACAGTGACTGGGTGGCTTACAACTAGCGGCACTGCTGGTTTGCGATCTGCGGCTTCAGGCGAACGGGTCCAGATACAGGGAGCAGATCATGCGATCCGTTTCTACAGTAGCGACGCAACCGAGACCCGATCTGGCACTATCGACATGCAGGACCTAGTGACCGGTGACCAACAACGACTTAACATCCTTGGCCACAAGATTGGCGACGGCAGCGGCGGTACCTTAGATCCTCAAATCTTCTTGTATTCCAGGACCACATCTGTACCCTCGCATGTGGATATCACCGGTGATACTGTTCTCATCGATGCCAGCCAAATTTTAGGGCCAAACGGGGCAGTAGACGCACCCGCCTACTCGTTCACCAACGACGACGGCTGCGGCATGTACAGGGTGTCAGCTAATACCCTCGCATTTTCGACCAACGGCACGGCCCGCATGACGGTCGATTCGGCCGGCAAGGTCGGTATCGGCACAACCAGCCCTGGACAGACCCTTCAGGTGAGCGGGTCGCTTGCTGTGACCAGCAAGATGGTGACGGGTCAGGCTTCATTCACTCAGGAGCCTTGGAATGCCAGCACGATCGCTTTGGGCGCTTACGGCTCGATTGGTACGCAGGGTTCGTATCGTGCTTCGTTGGCTTGGAACTATGAGCGTGGGACCGACACCGGTTGGCACGCTTTAGGTATCAACAGTTACTCGTCTGCTGCGGGGATTGAGCTTGGCAACGACGGCATCAGGTTTAGAGCTGATACCACTTATGGTGCTAGTAATCAGCCGACTACAAGGATGATTATGACGCCTGCTGGCAAGGTCGGTATCGGCCCAGCGTCACCGTCTGAGCTTCTGCATGTGGGCGACGGATCTACGGCGGGAACGTTTCGAGTCCACGCCACCGCTGGCGTCAACTCGTTTCGAGTTACTGGCACTTCCGTTATATCCACAACCATAAAAGACAAGACCACTGCCAACGCTGCGAATGTCTACATAAGCACCGGCGGCTATATGTACCGGTCGACTTCGTCGCTCAAATACAAGACAGACATTGAAACTCTGGACGATGCATACGCCGATCGGGTTCTTGAAATGCGTCCGGTTTGGTATCGGTCGACCACCGGCAACGACCCGACGGAGCATTCCTACTACGGGCTCATAGCCGAAGAAGTCGCCGCCATTGACCCTCGCCTCGTCAATTTCGGCCCGTTACCTGATTGTGTCTGCCCCGAAGACCCCGAAGACCCCGGCGTGGTAGTCCACACTCCCGAATGTCTCACCGAACCCGAAGGCGTCCAGTACGACCGCCTCGTGCCGCACCTTATTAGCGTCGCCCAACGCCAGGCCGACGAGCTCGCCGCACTAACGGCCCGCCTCAGCGCACTAGAGTCCCAGCCATAACTTGTGGTGAACTGTAGTCAAGCGTGCAATTCCAAGTTTCACGCGCGAAACTTGGAGAATGGCTATGGAAATCCAAGTTTGGTGAAATCGCTCAACCACTCGCCAATCGGCGAAGTTGTCCCGATCACCGGCAACGCCTCAACACACTAGAGTCGTCACCGAACACGGTCTAGGATGCACCTATGCCAAACATGAGCGACGCAGAACCCGACGAGGTTGATTGGGGCCAGGTTCTAGCTGCCCTCGCAGGTGTCGTGCGTAAAGCGCAGGAGAATGAACAACGTATAGCAGCTTTGGAGGCTGAATAATGGAACTCAATGGGGAAGTACTTTTAAACAAGATCAAGAACCAGGCGGCACAGCTTGCAATGTTTGATATTGAGATTGCCCATCTGAACGAAAAACTCAAGGCATACGAGGAGCAACCTGAGCTTCCCCTTGAGAGTGTGGTAGAGGACTAGAGTGGTGAAATGCCAAAGGTAACGGTTGAAGCCGGTGACACATTAAGCCAGATCGCAAAGCGGAATGGAATAACGCTGTCTAAGCTTTTGAAGCTTAATCCCGATTTTAGGGCTAACCCAAATCTGATTCATGCCGGTGCTGAAGTTAAGCTCCCGTACTCCAACGACAACAACGGTGGCGGTTCAGGCAACAACGACAACAAGGGTGGCGGTTCAGGCAACAACGACAACAAGGGCAACAAGGGCAACAAGGGCAACAAGGGCAACAAAGGGAAAACGGATAAAGAGAAGCAAGAAGCGAACCGTGAGCATGATCCCTTGGTTGATAACCCCAACCGAGATGCTGCTCAAGGTGGCCTGGAGATAGCCCCTGGAACAGGTGGCATGACTCAGGAAGACCAGCGGGAAGAGATCACCTTCGACCGTGAAAAAATAACTTTCGATCAGGTCGCTCGCAGCTTAGGCATAAGCACCGAAGAACTTATTGAACAGAACCCGGCAATTGGAGCCGCCTACGGGCCGACGGGTCCTCCGGGCAATGTTTGGGGCATGGACATCCAAGCCCCCGATGGGAAACCTTTTTTCGGGCTAGCAGGCAACGTGCGGGGGCCGAAGAACCGAGCTGGTCTAGAGAATGCTCGTGTTTCGTGGGACGATCGTCTTGAGCAGGGAAGGACCCAAGAAACCGCAATTGTTGACGATCTCCTAAATCAAGATCCTCAATGGTTGGCATTTGTGCGAGGTATGGACCTTAAAACAGCAGATGCTATAGATCTGATGAAATATAACCAGGATAAGCTACAAGATTCGTTTGAGGCCACCAGAGAACTTCATGATTACAACATGGAGCGGGGAACGAACACGATTAATCAGTCGGCAGCAGGTCGAGGCATGTACTTCGGATCAGGTCGTGGCCGTGACACCGACGAATTTCAAAAAGACATGATTGATCGCCGAGAAGAAGCAAGACTTCGGATGGTCGATCAACAGGGTGACCATGAACGCATCCGCACTCAAACAGACCTGGGGATTACAAGAGATACCGGCGACGAGCGTATGACGGCTACGGAACGGATCGCTGCGCAACGACTAGAAGATGAGTATCCCGAGGTTTACTGATGCCACTTGAATATGACGAGTTCGGTGTTCCTATCGTTAACACTGACAACAGGTCAGTCGATAACGCTGTTTGGAATGTCGGCGATGGTATCGAACATGACCGCCGAGAGATGCTGGCTATGGCAGCAGAGTTCGGGACGCAAGGGGCTCGCCTGTTTGAGCCAGTAGGGGCAGCTCCTGCGCCTGCTCCAAGTGAGCCTTCGATAGCGCAGCAAAGCAACCCTGATTACGGAACAGCGGTCCAGATTGGGCTTGATGATGTCCTTCAGCGGATGGCTGCGACACACCAGCGTTCGCTAGATCGTTCAACTCAAGCAACTGATGCGTACCTCAAGTCGATTCAAGCTGCTGTGCCGCTACATGCTCAGCAAATGGATCGTTCGATCCTTATGGCGCAAGATGCGTTGGAAGCTCAGTTCGGGGGCAGCGGCAGCGGCAGCGGCAGCGGCAGTAGCCGTGGCAGTGGCAGCGGTAGTGGCAGCGGTGATGGCAAAGACAAATTGCCACGCCTTGGCGACTACAAGCTTCCATTCCGCTTCAGGGACGATCCCGAAGGTGATCCCGAAGGTGATCCAGCAGTAGGGCAAATACTTGACCAGCTTGGAATTAATCCAGATCTATCTAACAAGCTAGCAAATTCTATTTGGTATGCCGAATACCAATCCCGATTCGCTCAGCTTGTAGAGCGGGGTGTGCACCCAGACAAAGCTCGCGAAGACATGGCTGAATGGGCTGAGCAATACGAAGCAATTGATCCAGAACTACTCAAGTTGGCTGGTTCCCTAAACACGACTCTCTTTTTGTATCAGGGTGGTCAGATCTCAAGCATTAGCGAAATCCCTAAAACTATATGGATGGACAGCGAAGGTAACCAAATCATCTTGGCAAATCCATTTAGCGAAGATAACGAATCGGAGATGTTGTGGGATCCCAATGAGGAATTCCAGGCATTCTACGATCAAATAGAGGATCTAAGCTCTAAGGATGTTGAGTCCATTCTTGGCATTGCTGCTACTGGCAGAGATGTCATGGACGATGACTACAAGCGTCCTTCTGATCCTTCTGATCCTTCTGATTCTCTGTCTCCAACGGGTCCTTCAAGAAGTGAAGAGTTGGCTATTAAAGTAAACGAAGATAAGCGTCTACGTTCGATAGACAAGAACATACCGATTTTGGCAGACATAGAAGTTCTT